GGGGAAGCTCCAATGTGGGTGAGATGTGTGAAAGCTCCAATGTGGGTGAGATGTGGGAAAGCTCCAAAGTGGGTGAGATGCGGGGAAGCTCCAAAGTGGGTGAGATGTGTGAAAGCTCCAAAGTGGGTGAGATGTGTGAAAGCTCCAATGTGGGTAAGATGCGGGGAAGCTCCAATGTGGGTGAGATGTGTGAAAGCTCCAATGTGGGTGAGATGTGGGAAAGCTCCAAAGTGGGTGAGATGCGGGGAAGCTCCAAAGTGGGTGAGATGCGGGGAAGCTCCAATGTGGGTGAGATGTGTGAAAGCTCCAATGTGGGTGAGATGCGGGAAAGCTCCAATGTAACCAGAGACCTACGCTGAATGAAATAATTTTATGAACGAAAACCAAGCATTACAAACAGTGGAGCGCGGCCAAATAGACAAACCGTTGTCCGTCGAAGATTTGATAGGGCAGGTCAATCTGATTCAAAAAGTTATGTCTGCCGTGATGAAGGACGGCGAGCATTACGGGAAGATTCCGGGATGTGGGAATAAACCCGCACTATTGCAGCCCGGAGCGCAAAAGTTGTTAGTGACTTTCCGGCTCGCGCCCGAATACGCCATAACAGAAAAGATGTTGGACAGAGGCCACCGGGAATATCAAGTCCTTTGCACCCTGAAAACAATCGGGAGCGGTTCATTCGTTGGACAGGGTGCGGGAAGTGCGTCGAGCATGGAGGCTAAATGGCGTTTTCGCGTAGCTCCAAAGACAATCACCGACAAGCCCGTTCCGAAGTCTTATTGGGATTTGCGCCAGTCCGACCCCGCGAAGGCTCAAGAGCTTTTAGGCGGTAAGGGATTTTCCACGAAGAAAGACGACAGTGGTCAGTGGATGATTGCGGAAGGTTCAAGCGAAAAGATTGAACACGATAACCCCGCCGATTACTACAACACGATTCTAAAGATGGCCTGTAAACGCGCTTTAGTGGCAGCCACGCTTACCGCTACCGCCGCCAGCGACATATTCACGCAAGACGTTGAGGAACTCGTTGAAAACTTAAAAATCGCTACAGTCACGGTGGACGATGCGCCAGCTCCACCGCCACAGAAGCCCACCCCGACCATAAACGTGCGTCCTACGCAACCACAGGCGCAAGAAACGGGTGACTGGCGCAACTTCCGAGTGCCATTTGGGAAGAATAAGGACAAGCAGCTTGGCGAGTTAGGCGACAAAACCGTTGGCTGGTTCATTGACAACTTCACCGTGGAATCATCGTTCAAGGGTAAAGATGGGATGATTCACAATAAGAAACCCGAAACGATTGCCAAAGACCAGTTGTTTCGCGACGCACTAGACGCCTGCCGCGCTGAAATGCTGGACAAAGCTAAACAGATGAAGTCGGACAACGACGGCGACAACGTGCCGTTTGCTTAATATGGACAAAATGCCAGTTCCAATTTCGTGTGAGGTAACGCTTAACGGCGTCAGCACAAAGGCTGACGGTTCGCTATCGTTACGGATTCAGACCAGCAGAGAGTTTGATGCGGTAGAAACGACGGCTCTCATGCAGCTGAACAGACTTATTCTTAACATGATTCTAACCCCGTTGAAGGTCGAGGACGCTCCATTTGAGATTAAGGGAAGCAGCGATGTTAAAAGTCCGTCACAGAGATTGACGGCTTGCATCTACGCTTGGTTCAAGCACGAACAAGAGACGGGACAATTAACAAAGGATGCCGTGTTTGAAGTGTTCCGATTGCAGAAGATGGAAGCTCTAATTGAGTTTGTGAAAAAGAAACTTGACCATGATTAAACCCCGCAAACCAATCCGCCGCCGCTCGGCTCGCATGGTGGCCTTGTCCGTATTCGTGGCGATATTTGCGACATTGTTGGCCTGTTTAGTGTGCGCTAATTTATGACAAAATCAGATGAAAAACGCAATGCGGAGTTTCTCCAGAAATATGGCAGGGAAATTCGAGCCGAGGACATCATTGCCAGCTTTGGCGGATATTCGATGGGCTGTGCAATGGATACCGGCAGGAGAAACCCCAGGAGCAGAAGCGTGGACGACGGAATTGTTACCGAGCGGTTCATGGAAGAATTGCTATTAACACCGCACGTTAAACGATGATTTTATGATTTGCTCTGTAGCAACGATTGTGGCAGCCAACAATAGTTGGTGCGCCTCTACATACAGTGTGAGAGTCGCCGAAGCGTCTTTCATGGAATCTGGTAGCGGGATATACCTAACTCCCGCCATGAGTTTATGATTTGCTCCGTTCCTATGCCGGACAAGCCGTTAGAGTTGCGCGGAGCAATCCATACGCAACAAGGCTTGCGTAACAGGGCAACGAAACCCGCCGGTTTGTCGGCGGACTGTTGCGGCGGAGCGATTCACTTTAACCCAGCGAACGAATTGATTTTATGAAAGAACCAAGATTGTGAAAAGATTGTAAATACTTTTCTGCTCCGATTTGCAGGAATGAGTTAAGCCGACGATTGCCGGCGATGGATTATGTCCACGGAGGCGAGCGGCCAACAGCCGACCAGTTCTATACTTGCGCGGCGCAAAGATTAGGCGACAGGGATTGCGGCGAAAAAGGTAAATGGTTTGAGCCTAATTTAACCAAGTGAAAGGGTGATTATGCTTACAGCAAATACCAACATAAAGAGCGCAACGGTTTGTTATGGCGGCGACCCCTCGGTTGGAATTTCGTCAACATATTTTGTTATCGAACTGCCATTAGATTTGTCCTGCATGACTTTTGACAACGACGAGGAGCTGGTGAAATACCTCAAAGAAGTGAAAGCAAAAATAAAAGAACTGTATCAACTTTGCGACGACGAAGGTCTATCCGTTATGTTCGACTATGAGATAGAATCTGAAAATAAAATGTATGAACAGCTTGAAAAGGACTAAACATATGATTCAAAGAAAGGAACACCATGACCACTGACAAAACACCGGAGTTGGAGAGGATAGCGAAGAATTTTTCCGAGTCATTTGTTGATACGGTGACCGCTCAAATTGGTGCTAACGCTCACGACCCAAAACTATTTGTGCAAACTTTAATGAGAAAAATGATACTCCAAGCCCTTCGCGAAGCCGCCACACCCCTGATTGAGGAAAACGAGAGGTTGAAGAAAGGGTTGGAGGAGGCGGAGAAAGTAATGGGTGCTCCGAAATGATATGAGCAAAACTTCTATCAATCTTAATCTCGGATGCGGCCACGTCAAATTGCCGGGTTATCTGAATGTTGATTTCAGCAAACAAATCAATCCAGACATGGTTGCCGACCTCTCTGTCAGGCCATGGCCGTTCCCGGACAACAGCGCGGACGAGATTCGCATGGACGGCAGCCTGGAGCATTTGCGGGATACCTGTGAGAATTTGAACGAGGTTCATCGCATATTGAAGCCCGGCGGAATCTTTCGCGGGTGCGTGCCTTACGCAAAGTCTGACGGAGCGTTCCTGTCAATCGAACACAAATCGTTCTACACGGAAAAGTCGTTTGATTATGTTTGCAGTCAGGAGGCGTATCCAAGCTTTGAGGGGGCGAAGTTCGAGAAGATTTCTGTGCGGCTGACGTCATCATCCTATCGTTGGAAAAATAAAACTCGCAACCTGATTCCAATTTTTATACGCCACATTCTCAAATGGTTTCTATGGAATATGTTTGACGAGGTGGAATTTGTATTGAGAAAACCAAAGGAAATATCGAAATGAAAACTGACTCCAAAACCGAGGGGGTAGACGCCATTCCCTCTAGTGATTTGTTGGGCACGTTTGCACCTACAACTCATTGGAACGATGATGAACGAGTCCTCTACATCACGCTTGAAACAAAACAAATGGTGGCAGTCCTTCATCATGCACCAATCCCGTCCGATGAATCAAAGGAGGCGAAATGGGGGCGGCGCATACTCGAAGAAATCTGCCGGATGTATTTGGAACACGTCCAAAAGCATGGCGCGTGTGAAATACGGTTAATCCACCGCCGATATGATGGAGAAATCGTATAACGAGAAAGCTAAGCCATGAGCGACGAATCACTTGAACAACCGCACCGCTATCCAAGCGTGCCAACCAAAGCAACAGCCACGAATCTGGCGGCGCAGAGCGAATTATCTGCAACGCATTGTTCGGTAGCTCGCCCGATTCACTTGGTCATTACCTTCGATGAAATACGCGAAATCTACGTCTTGGCGCAGCGCGTCGTTCAATCGCGGCAAAACGTCGGAACCGCCATGAAGGAACAAGCGCGAAAGGTCATTGTCATAGTCCGACGCGTCAACAGCACGATGCCACCGAACGATTTGAGCCAAGCCACAGCGAGTGGGGCGAAGGCTCGTAAAGTAAATGAACCAGAAAATTAAAACCCAGTGCCGCAACCAGCAGGAACACTCGCTGTTGGTTTCGGCGAATTGTTAGACATCATTATGAGCAGACCACGAACATATCCAAACGAAATATATCTGTCCCACGAAAACGAGGGAACAGAAGATTCATACTACCATGCAGTCAAACCAAGCGACGTTAAAGACATTGCTGAACTCGGTGTAAAGAAGCGCGTTGGGCGTTACTTACTCGCAGAGGTCATCCACGTTGAGGGCAAGGTCGTGGAAAGTGGAGCAACACTTCAATGTCATTCAGAGTTTCAACGCAAATGATGCCTAACGAATCAAGCTCTGCGACCTGGTCAAACTCAAACCAAACTATGAAAGCAAAACCAGCATCCAAGAAACCCAGACGCAAAGCTGCGGGCGAACCGAAGGTTCGCAGCAGCGCGTTGTTAGCTGCGTCGTCCGAAGAACGAATCTTGCAACTATCCAACGACCTGTCCGAAGGCATCAAAAGCGGAACGGTAAAGGAGTGGCGCACGGTGGCGAAATACTTCCGCGATGCTCTCGACCGCGCCCACAACGACATCAACGCCATCCGGCCATCAGTCGCCGCGATGGTCATGGGCCAAAACTGCGTCCGATTCGCGCACGAAGAAATGGATGCGTGGCGCAAGCGAGTAAGCAGCTAACGATGAAAGCTGAGCCACCGCCGACTCGCGACGTGAACCGCGAAAGCGGAACGGACAGCGCCAACGGCGGTTGGCTCCGGCGACTTGTTAGGCGAAATGATTTGATATGACAAAACGACAACAGAAAAAAGAAAGTCTGGCGAAACTCCACGAGCAAATAGCCGGTGGAAAAAGTGAATACGCGCAACTATATCGCCGACAAAATCGCCGCGTTGAAATGAAAAAGGGTAAATCACGATGATTTCGCCTAACGTCCGCATAAGCGAACCCTGACCTATGACATCCAAAAAGAAAAAATCCGAAGCGGCAAACCCACGGCGTAATCAGGGTTCGCTTCATGCGGTGGTTAGACGGACGCTACCATGTGAACATATTCGTCGGTGTGATTATGTCGCGGTCGGCGAAACTATCAAGCGGTTCTGCATGACAATTCCGGTCGGCAATGGAAAGACGTTCAAGTTTCAAATTCCAAATGACTGGACTAGATGCCCAGTTTGCGGGGCAAAACGAAAACCCGGTGGCGACTATTTTTGTCCGTCTAACGGTGAACTCAAGAACGCCGCAAGCAAGGCGTCCGGCTGCAAGGAGAACGTCCAATAGGCGTTTCTTGCAGTGATTTGTTAAGTGCGAATATGAAACTGAACATCGAAATCGAAATTGAAAAGGGCATCCCAATCCCCTACATCAGGCGCACATTCGATGCCGCGCTTTGGAGTAAGATGGAGAATGGAGACAGCTTCAAAGTGCCGGACGAGCGGATACGGAACTGCGCCATAACCGCCGGGAAACGTCTCGGCCACAAAGTGACATCTGACAAAATAAACGGCGGTGGATACCGCGTGTGGCTCGTGACCAAGGGCGTCAAATGAACTCAACGCAAGAATACATAGACCGAGCCGACACTGACGAAAAAAAGGGCATCATCGGTCAGCAATGGCAGGATGCGATTTCAAAGGGAACCATCGTCTGTCCGTGCGGTATAAACCGCGCACTGGCAGTGGCGTATAGATGCCTATATTGCGGAGTGTATTTCTGCTGCGGATGTGCCGAAAAACATTTTGGCCAGACCATCCAAGAATGGGTAATCGCCAAACGCATCGAAAAACGGAAAGCACTTAACGACGGAGCTCGGTTGCGTCTTGAGCGAGCAAAGGCGGCAGGCCAGAAAATCATTGAGGAATATGAGAAAGGCAAACCATGTTAAGCCGGATACCAATTTTAGACGTAGCACCGGAAGATTATGAGCCGACCCCGCAGTTGGGGTGGTTTGTGAGCAAGGATGAGAATTTTGCTGTTGATGGCAATAAAACATTGTATCAACTTTGGCAACAAGTCGTGTTCAGCGAAAAACCTTCGCCTGAACAAATATGGGTGCGCGTTGCAACCTTTAACAGGCCGGAGCTAGTGGAGGAATGGTTGAAATGAGCGAACCACTACCAATTCCAGTAATGGACTTTGACCCCGTTCCGTTTGACGAAGCTACGGCGATGTTCAACGACGACGAGAAATACAAATACATTCGCTGCCTTCGGTTCTACTGGTATCATTGCCATGTCGAGGGAATTTCTAACGATGAAACTGGCCTACGCGAGCTTTGTCAATGTGACCTGTCAAAATGGGCTAGGCTCAAGGGTATGATTTTCGACAATGACAAATTCTTCTACCTCGAAAACGGCAAGTGGCATCAGAAAAGAGCTAGGGCGAACTATCTCAAGAAACAGGAAGATTTGATTAAGAGACAAGCGCAAACCTCAATAGCCAGAACGGAAAGGACGGCTCAATCTGTTACAAAATCAAACACTAAATCAGGGGATTGGATTGAGGAACTTGCCACTTCTCCGGCCTACACCGGAATTGATGTGAAACGAGAATTTGAAAAGGCTAAAGTCTGGATAAGTTTGCCACAGAATAAGGGTAGGGTTTTGAGCCAGAGGTTTTTTGTCAACTGGCTAAATCGTCTAGACCACGCCCTGCCTGTTTCCGGCGAAAGCCCCGCGCTGACCATCAGCCCCAATGTCCAAGCCATCGAAAACCGTCGCAACCTAGACCGCTACGAGGCCGCGCTAAAATCCTTACGAGACCGGAAGCCAATCAACGGCTGGCCTAAAGGCTCAAAGGAATTGGCCGAGATAAAGACCTTGAAGGAAGAAATTGAAAAACTAAAAACCAGCATGGGATTAAAGGCATAACATGAAAAGTCCATTAAATTCAGACCGACTACAAAAGATGATGGCTGCGTTAAAGTCTGTTCCCAACGGTTTAACTCCCATAGAGCTAAATCGAATCTGTGATAGCACCAGAGCATCGTCAGACATTTCAGAACTCCGCCAAAATGGTGTTCCGATAGAAAAATCATGGCAGGGCTATTCGGCCAGTGGCAGGAGGGTTTATTCTTACAGGATTGCAGCATGAACACCGAACTCCGAAATCTGGAAAAGAAGCTGGTTGAAATAGATAAGCAGATAGCGAAGTCTGTTGATTATATTTTCTTAAAAGGCTCGGTGATGCGCGGACGTTCTCCTAAATGGTGCTCCATGAAAAGCGATTGTTTAGCGAAGATAGCGGAAGCAAGGGCTTATGACAGTCACAATAATAATTGTAATAATTGAAACGGGGGGGGGGCTGTGAGTGTGAGAACATTTACATTGGCGACGGCAAATGTATTTGCTGGAAATGCGGCAAGGAAACGCCATTAACAAGTATGCCGGAAAAACAGGATAACTGAATTATGAGCCTAAAAAAATCAGCCGGAAATATGTATCCGTGGGTAACGCACACCCATTCGCATCTTGGCGGCAAGTGTCCGCACGAATGTTCTTACTGCTACGTCAGCGCAATGGCAGCGAAGTTCGACACCATGCGCCAGCGTTACGGCGGCGTGGTGCGTCTCATCGAAGATGAATTTAAGGTCAACTATGGCAAAGGCAAAACCATCTTCATCGAGCACATGAACGATTTGTTTGCAGATGGAATTTCAAACGAGACAATTCATAGGGTGCTAAACCATTGTTTTGAATATCCAGAAAACCACTACGTTTTTCAGACGAAAAATCCCAAGCGTTATTTTTACTTCATCACCCAAATGCCACGCGAAAGTATTCTGGGAACTACTATTGAAACAAACCGATATATTCCAGAAGTGATGGGCAAATCACCAACCCCATTTGCTCGATTTGAAGCCATGCGGCAACTGCGCCGCGACATTGGTTTTGTTAAGCTATTTGTAACAGTCGAGCCGATTCTAGCTTTTGATGTCAATAAATTAGCCGACTGGATAGCTGAAATCAATCCCAACTTTTTGAACATCGGCGCGGACTCGAAGAAGCGCGGCCTGCCTGAACCAAGTAAGGAATCAGTCTTGGCTTTCATTGAAGCCCTGCGAGCGCGTCATATCGAAATCAGACAGAAGCACAATCTTGAACGATTGCTAAAATGAAAAACAAAATCCCCAATCCCGGCTCTGACGCAGCGCAAAAGAAGGGCTGTTTGTGTCCTGTTTTGGATAATTACCACGGCGACGGCTACATGGGCAGAAAGGGTGTATTTGTCATGCAAGAGGATTGCCCATTACACGGCAAAAAAACCAGAAAACGGAAAGGATAAATTGTGAAAACCAGCGGCCTCTTTGAAACCCATTCATTTAACATTCCCTGTTCGTATGGGAAAGCTATTCGCATCTGTATTTTTGGCGATGTCCATTGGGATTCTCCGAATCATGCCGACGCGGTTTGGCAGGAAGATTTGGAGTATTTTCGCGGACTACCCCCCAAAGAAACTTATTTTCTGGGCATGGGCGACTACCTTGATTCGACCAGCACAACCGAGCGGGAATGTCTTGGACAGATTTCCAAACAGATGCACGAAACATTCAAGAGAGACACACAGGCATTACAGCAAGCCAAGATTGATAAGTTTGCTGATGAAATTAGCTTTATGAAGGGCAGGCTCATCGGCCTGTTGAACGGAAACCATTACTTCGAGTTTCAGAGCGGAATCAACGGCGACCAAAAACTAGCGGATAAGCTGGACTGCAAATATCTTGGTGTGTGCGCCCTAATTCGGCTTTCATTCAACGCTCATGGAAGAATTTTTACCTTAGACATATTTGCCCATCACGGCATGGGTGCTTCGCGGCTCATCGGCGGGTCAATCAATCGCGTGGCGCAGATGTTTGAGGGAGTAGAAGCCGATATTGCAATCATGGGACACGACCACAAACGCGGGGCAATGCCGACCACGCCGAGGTTGTTTCTTAACCTCGACCACAAGACCGGAGCATTGAAGGTCAAACAACGCGAATCATGGGCTATCCGTTCCGGCTCATATCTGGCATCATTCAGGGCTGGCGAATCCAATTACAATGTGGATGCTTGTCGTATGCCGTCGTCACTAGGCCATGTGGAGATTTTAATCTCGTTACGTCATAAAGGAAGCGAAGTTGAACCACAAATCCATTGCTTAACATGAACCACATTAAAATAGAACGAGTGAACGACGATTTTTGTTTTCTATTGCCGTGCATGGGAATTAACTTCAAACATCGTGAGCTTGGCATTGGCTGGCTTAAATGGTCGTGGATATTGAAATGGATATGAAAACCCGCACCAAACGCATTCACAAATTATTCGAGGCTAAGGCTATGGAGAAACCCAAGCGCAGTAAAGCCGAACTCAAAATGCTGGCTAAAGACATTCTGGCGTTGCACAGACCAGATGAACTATGGTGTGCGTGGTGCAAGAAATGGGGCAACCATAGAAGCGGGAATTGCCCAGATAAAGATAGCAAAATGCTGGGAAAGATGTTCAGGGATTGTGGCAGGCCGATTAAGTTCAGTGATGTATTTACCACGGAATTAGATTGTGTAGCGGAGAACGATAAGTGCAAATCAACAACACCTAACCTAAAGAGAAAACTATGAGCATAACAAAATTACGCTGGCTGGTTCTAAGGAAGCGCGGTACTATGTTTGTGCCTTTGCGAAAGAAAAGGAAGAAGGCGGCATAACGTAGAACTGAAACACCGCCCGTAAAAATGCAAACACTCATTGAAAAACCAGAACGCGACGACACGATACCAACGCCCGAATCACAAGGCGTAAGGGCGGTTGTTTCCAGTGATTTGTTAAGTGCCGGTCGTCCCTACTACTCTGACGAATGGGTGACGATCTACCACGGCGACAATCGTAAAATCATGCCGATGCTCGGACGCTTCGCGGCGGTGATAACCTCGCCGCCCTACAACATGAGAACGCGCATCCGCAACGGTCAATACACCGAACGGGAAACCGACGAACACTTCTCAAAGAAATATGCTGGATACCACGATGCGCTGTCTGTCCAAGACTACTACGACTTCCAAAACGAAGTCTTGACGCTCGCGCTGCAACGTGCGCCGATGGCCTTCTGGAATGTGCAAATCGTTACCGGCTGCAAAGAGGCCTGGTTCAGTCTCATCGGCGCGTGGGGAAAGAATCTCAAGGACATCATCATCTGGGACAAGGGCGACGGACAGCCAGCCATGCACGGCTCGGTCATCAATCGCGGCTACGAACTCATCATGTGCTTCGAGGCCGTGCAAACCGCTGGCCGCGCTTTCGCGGTGAGTCACTTCGAGCGTGGCACGATGTCTGACATCTGGCGGCTCGGTCGTGGTGGTAGCGGCGAAGTCGAAGGAAACACTGCAATCTTCCCGCTCGATCTGCCGCTGAAAATAATGGCGGGCTGGACGCGGCCGGGCGATGCAATACTCGACCCGCACGGCGGGAGCGGAACAACGGCGCGAGCCGCAAAGGACATCGGGCGTAAATGCACGATGATTGAACTCGACGAAAAACTCTGTGAAACCGCTGCAAGGCGCATGAGCCAAGAGACGCTCGCGCTAGGCAGCTAACGTCCCGGATCAGCGATGACGCCTATGAAGACTCTCGAACTCGACCAGACCGCCGTGGCGTCATTCGCTGCATCCGGTGGTTCGGCGTCTTTTGGTGTGATCTACGCAGACCCGCCTTGGACGTATCAGCAAAAAGGCGTGCAAGGCGCGGCGGCGAAACAATACCCGCTGATGACCGATGACGAGCTATGCGCGATGCAGATACCGGCGGCGAAAGACTGCATCCTCTACCTGTGGACAACCTCTCCACTGCTCGAAAGCGGACTGCGCGTAATGAAGGCGTGGGGCTTCAGCTACAAGTCGCAAGCGGTCTGGGACAAAATGCGGACGGGCATCGGCTTCTGGTGGATCGGCCAGCATGAAACACTGATGGTTGGAGTTCGCGGGAATGTGAAGCCGCCGCCGCCGCAACTGCGCCGCTCGTCGGTGATCCGCTGCCCGCGTGGGCGGCACAGCGCGAAGCCCGACCAAGTGCGCGACTGGATCGCCGCGTGGTATCCAGACGTGCCAAAACTCGAAATGTTCTCTCGGCTGAAACGACCGGGCTGGGAGGTGTTCGGAAACCAGGTCGAATACGATTTACTGAGCGGCGACGATATGACGCCGAACAAAGCAGATATGCCACATCGAAAATCGGTTTGAGGTTATGTCCAACTATCGCTCAACGAGATACGCGAGGATGAAGCAAGCCCGACGAAGGGAGGGCATCGCGGCGTATTATCGCCACAAAGCTGCGTCGGAATTGATACCAGAGAATGAGAATGTTTATCGGCCAAGATCGAAGGCCGATGCAGTTGTTACAATCAAACTGCGTGACCAACCACAAATGCAGTTCAGCAGCTACCGAACCCCATTTGGCTGGACGATAAGCCCGACATTGGCTGGCAAGAAAGTTCAGCAGGTGTTATTAAACTGTCAGTAATTATGGGAATATCCATTGAAGATTGGAACAGGCTTAATGCCAAGCAACAGGTTAAGGCCATAAAAGAGCCGGAACTTGAGTCTATGCTTCATGCCCTGATTCGGGAGTATTGCAAAGACCAGTGGCCGAGGTGGAAATATATCGAGGGCAGGATGGATAGGCGTTCTACCATAGCTGTTGGGGCGCAAGATTTCACGATATTCATGCCCGATAAAAAGGTGCTTTGTGTTGAGTGCAAGCGTAAGGGTTGTAAGCCGGACAAAGAGCAATTATCGTGGCACAAGGAAATGTCAATGCTAGGCCATACGGTCTATGTGGTGCATGATATGGCAGAATTTTTGTCAATACTTCGTGATAAACCATGACCCGCTTCCTGCCCATCCTTCTAGCCTTTAGCCTAAGGGGTTGCACGCCCTGTCCTGCGGCGGGTGTGGATTTTAACAGGCTTGCCCAAACCATCTACCGAGCCGAGGGCGGGAATAAGACCAGATTTGCCTATGGTGTAGAGCGCATAGGACGTGACGGGAAGCGTTACCCCTATCCAAGTGCCATTGCCAAATCAAAGTGCCTAGAAACGTGTCGTGGAGCGCATAAACGGTGGATTAAAAGCGGCTGTAAGGGCGATTTTATCGAGTTTCTGGGCAAAACCTACGCCCAAGACCCGCTTTGGGGCAAAAAGGTAAAATGGCTCTACTCACGGTATTATGGGTAAATGCCTTGTTTGGGGATTTACTCGAAATAGGATATACCATGATATTCCCGCAATCAGAGCAGGATTTTCACTGAAAACCGTGATTCTTACTACTCAATAAGAACATCACCGTTCAATTTCCACAGGAAAATCGCCCGTGCAACGAGGAGGAAAATCATCTGTGTCCTTAACCCCGACCTTTACTGGCCGTTTAATTTTCTTCACTCGCAGGGCTGGCCGAATGTATTTCGGTTGAGCCGAACACTTGGCCTTGCGCTTAAACAGCCATGTCAGGAGTTTTACCATTTGAACGTCAAATGTCCGCCAATCAAAATGTCCATGCCGGGTCGGTCAGAAGTATTTCCCACGATGTAACCCATGCCAGCATCAAACTTTGAACTGATGTCCCATGTCTTTTGCATACCAGCAAAGGCGTAGTTAGCGGGTTCATTTGCCTTGAGATTATACACAACGCCGTCGCCAGCATAGGAGCGAATCTTGCCGAGAATTGGAATTGTATTGGTTATCCCGTAAGACACAGAAGCCCCACCTTCATACCATGTGCTGCCCATGTGACCGCCGACTGCGCCGATGGCCACATTCTGACTGACGGGAACAGTGAGCAGCAATACTTCAATCTGGTTCTTGCTGGCCGTGTTCATGCCGTATCCCATTGCAACGGTAGCCTGCCCGTTCGTGGTGAATGGCGCGATTGTCTCAATGTCATTCCAAAGGTCTGTGCCGACCCTGCCCAAGTCGCCGGACAAAAGATTGGTCTGCGCCTGTGCCGAGGTTAATGTCGCCAGCCCAATGGCCGCGACTCCGAGAAGTGATTTTAGTTTTTTCATGGTTGAACTATTGTTCCGCTTGGAGTGGTTGCCACACGAGTGGTGTTCCACTTGATGTAAGCCGAGTGTGCTACACCTACCAAGACCATCAATGCCCCCACAGCATCAGTCCAATCGCTGTTGCTGACATAACCTTTGGCGATGATTACGCCGCCCATCGTTGTCAGGGCATGGCGAATGTAACTTTGAATCATGTCCCATGTGACGAATTTCATTACGAACGCTATCATACTGATTTCCTTTTGGTTTTGATTTACTATAACACCTTTTTAATTTCGTTCAACGCAAATGCCAGCGCAACCATGACAAACCCTATCCCGAAAAGCAAGACGCTCAAGGCCGGAATGAATAGTGCCATTACGCCAAAGCCTACCCCAGCCAGAATGAGTTTGATAACGGGCGAGTTCATGGTTTGAGGCCAAAAATATGATAGAACAAAAGTCCCGTCATAGCAGTCAAAATACTAATACCGATTGTTAGCATCACGTTCTGGCGCGTATTTGAGGTTTCGAGTTGGTTGAATCTGGCTTCATGCTCGGCGAATCTGTTTGCATGAGCATCAAGCCTGACCGAGTAGTTGGTTTTCAAATCGGCCAAACTTTCCTTCATCTCACGATGGAAATTGTCTTGGCTCTCCTTGAGATTGCTCACATTGGCAACAAGCGTCACCAAAACATCATGGTCATTTGTATCACTCATAAATCAATTCCCTTTCTTCTTTTGTTTCCGGCATTGTTCGCACTTGACCGACAGCCACAATTCCAACAGTTTTGCCACCGCCAGCTTTTCCTGCTCGGTATCAATCAGCCCCTCATCGAAAAGCTGGTTCACAAAATCCTTGATGTCGGCGCGGTTCAAGCCTTCCTCCACTTCACCAATGCCCTGATGTTCAGGATTTGTTTCACCAGCACGACAGCCAGCATCACCCAAATGTGCGTGTAGAGATAGATGATGAACCAGATACATTGTGCTACGATTGCCCATCCCCACGCAGAGCGGTTCTTACTGCCCTGCATGAACAGCACAGGAAACGTGATTGCCGTGGCAATTAACGTCAGGATGTTGATGAGCAGGTCGTGGTTCATGGATTCGCCCTCGGTAAATGCTGACACACCACAGAACCATCAGCCCAAAGTTGGATGTGCAGGTCGCTAATCTCGGCGCACAAATAAATGCTATCGTCGTAAAACGCTGGCTGGCCTTCCACCAACCAATAACTGTCTATCCCAGATTGCCAAACCAGCCTTGATAGAGTCTCACGGTCAATCATTATGCAGCCGCACGATGCAAATGCGATGCGAGTAACGCTAGGTTTGACCGCGTGGAAATAGCTTGGGACATTATTGGCAACCAATATCCCCATGATGTAGGTGGTGACCGGCGCATCCGTAGGTCTGAACGGAACGTAACCCGCAATCGCGTGTTTCCGTTCGTAGACACACTTCGTTCCGGGCAGGGATTTCTCGACAAACCTCTCGTAATTCGTGTCGGCGTGACCAACTGTCAACTGTGCCACAAATTCCGACACCGCGTTCGGAGGAATCACCACGCTCGAATCAACGAACAGGAAATCATCTGCCTTCGATGCCAACACCATCTGACGCGCAATCTCCTTGTTCTCCGCAACCCGCATCGAAAACTGTTTGATGGGATTCGCGTTGGTCAACTTCGATTTCAGAACATGAACCATCATCGAATAATCATCGTAATCCTGCGCCAGAATAGCATCCCAACATTGCTGCGGCACATAATCCTTCGTCACCACCACAACCATCACGCGAGGATGTTTGTTCGTGGGTGGAGTGTTCGGCATGGCGGTTTTACAGCCCACCAAACATACACACAGCAGAATGGCAAATAATGTTCTCATTTGATTCGGGTGACTACTGTCGCGCTGACAAACGATGGCACTGTTGAAATCACATTGGTATACGGGCCAAACGCCCAATACGTTCCACTGGCTATCCCCGTTCCCGTGCGATGACTCCATACGTTCGTCACTGAATCTTGGCCGCCTAGCGCCATCCCTTGATAGGAAGCAATAGTGCAACCGCGAAGGAATCTTGGCTGACCGCCCGCGCCGTTCACGTCCGGTAACACCAAATTATACATTGGGCTTTGAACATCAGTGATTAGTTGCCCGTTATCTTCGGCAAACTCAGACGATAAAGTAAGTTGAGCTTGGTCTGATGTTCCGTGTATATTGAACGCTCCGCCAAAGAAATAACACGCCATGCCAACTTGTATCAAACCAGCCGGACGATTGACTTTCGTTTGCCAGTTAGCCCCATCAGAAACTACCGTCACCACGTTGTTCTGCGGCGAAACGATGTAGGTCGAAATGCTGGTGATGTCTATTGTAGCTTGCGACCCGCCACTCGGACTATAAAGGCTAACCCCCGATGCCACGGAGTAACCTTGGCCAGGAGTCATCATCGTGGCAGTCGCCATTTGACTTCCACTCGTCGTATCAACCCGCAACATTGCAGGAGCGGACACACCTTGAACATCGGTGATTTGACCCACCGTATAACCAGACCCACCGCTAACTAAAGTCCAACCGGCTATGCCGCCATACGTCATTCCATCAATGGTCTGCGATGATGTCGTGATTAGTCCCACAACATTCGTTCCGATGTTTTTGATGGTGTGTTCTTCATTTGTGTAACCGACAGCAGTTGGCAACGTCACCGCCGTCTGATTGCTTACCGTTGTAAAGGTGTTCCCATGTGGGAGTGAGTAATTGGCCGAGGCATAAGAGAAGGTCGTAATCGGCGCAAAAACATTCGTCAGGTTGTTCGTTGCGCTGTTGATGAGATTCGTAACAACATTCGTGACACCGCCCAGAGTCACACCGCCGACATAATTATTCGTCGCATTGAAAACCAGATTGCTTGCGCTTATCCATGAGCCATTCGTGGCCGTGACAGTCAAATTGCTTGCAGATAACCATGAACCATTCGTGGCCGCCAAAGCTGCCGCAATTCCAGCGTTGTTGGTGTCGTAAAGGCCGCCCCACGGATAACCATTCGTCACCGCAACTGCCGCTCCATTAGTGTCGAATGAATTTGTCGAAACATAAGCCGCGCTACCGAGCAGATTTGATAATCCTGCCGCAGCAGCCGTCCCAGCACCGTTCGTATCAGCATTGACCAAGTTCGTCAGACCCCCGCCGTTACCCTGATACCAGCCTGAAGTATTTGTTGCATCAGTGACCAGCAAGTTACCATTCGTAGAGACAATCTGCCCGTTGCAAATCGTGGCGAACAGCAGCAGCAAAATTGATGAAAGTGTTTTCATTGTGCCGTCACTGTTCCTCCAATCCACCAGATTGAGTTTGTGGCCGAATTGGCGATGTAATAATGCCCAAATGAAATTGATATAGTAGAACTATTCACGGCTTGGGTCAGCACAATGGACATTACGTTGGTGTTGGCTACTGTGTTCGTTATCCAATAGCCGTTGGTGGTAGACGAGGATGGGATGCCGTTCGATGAGATGAACTGCCAGTTCAAGTTGAACTCCGCTATCGCTCTGTTGGTGCAGGCAAAGGTGCTGGTCAACACAAGGTTGGTTTTCCTGTTCCATCCCCACCAAGATATGGGTGGAAGCAGAAGGTTGATTTGGTCATTCCCAGCACCACCTTTCGGAATGTAAAATTGCAGCCCATTGAACGGGGGATAACCAGCATTAAAGTCATTCTCCATGATGAGTGCTGTTTGAAGATAGAAAGTTTGGCCTGTAATGTTGGTGACGTTTAGGTTGGTCACACCTATCCCATCATAAACCCCGCCCGCACCCGCAGCGAGAAATTGGTTCGTGCTGGCCGCTGCTGCTGTGCCAAGCGTAGGCTGATTCGTGATGCTCGCCCACGTCCATTGCACAGGCCAGCCATTCGTTGCTGTTACATTGGTCAGGCCAGAGCCGTCGCCGGCGAACGTGCCTATGAAAGTCCCGCCGTTTGTAGGGCTGAAATTGGTTGTGAAAGTTATATTCGTTGTGGTTGAATAGTTTGTTGTGACAGGAGAATTTGTAGTAGTGGAATAATAACTCACCCCTAGCGTCCCCACTGTTGCACCATGCGCTAAATATGTTCCAATGTAATTTGTAGAATTTGCAAAATAATCATTATCATATATGTTTGTGGCAACCATCCAGTAAATACCCAAATGAAAAAGAATGAATGATTTTGTAGAATTTGTAAAAGTTGGAAGTGCGCCATAATTCGTTGACTGATTGTAAAACCCAGTAACGTCTGGATAAAGATAACCGTCGGCATTTGCAACAAGAAGATTTGTTGAATAAAGAGAATTGGTGGTATAGGTAGTGTTGGTCGTATAAGTGTAAGCGTTAGTGGTCATCAGCGTTGTATTCGTCCCAAACCCATTCAGGTTCGCAATCGCGTTAGTCGCGCCGCTAGAAATTCCAGTCAAATTACTTCCGTTGCCATAAAAGACATTATTCGCATTAGTCATTGTCGCCGCAATGGTATTACCAAAGTTGTTCGTAGCGGTTAAAGCAGCCGCTATCCCGGCGTTGTTGGTGTCAAAAGCCGAGGCTGAATTCGTGGCTGCGCTGCCAAACAGCCCAAGCGGAGAATTGGTGGCCGTTCCGGCTGTGGTTGCTGTGGTTGCCGTGACCGCGTTGCCGAGGGTGTTGTTGGTCAGCGTGCCGACGAGATTCGTCCCGTTCAGGTTCGTCAATCCGCCGCCGTTGCCGTAAAAAGCAGAGTTGGTGAACGTGCCGGATAGCGTTACGCCGGTTTGCGTGTTGGTGAGGCCGCTGCCCACCACCAGCCCAATGATATTTGTGGATTGGAGGTTAGTCAGCCCGCCGCCATTCCCATAGTATGTTCCATTTGTTATGATGAGGGAATAACTAACAACCCCATTAGAAGCGTAATAAGTGTAAGCCGTGCTGCCTAGTGGAGTCCCGTTAAAAATCCAGTTCGTTGAAACAAATCCCCCCGTATTTGTCACATAAGGAATGGTTGATGAATAAGCCGTTGTAAAAAAACAAAACATTCCCCCGATATTTGTTAACCATTCTATTCCCCCTCCATTCTCGGTGTATTGTGCGCGGAATGAACCGTTGAAAGCGTTTGTGAATGGGTGTATGTAAAATATGCTCGTTGAATTATTTCCCCCAGCAAGAATCTCATAAGGATAATTTGTCGTGATGATGATGTTTGGAAAACTTACATTCGTTGTCCCGCCAGTCCCCGCCACATTCGTTAAGCCCGCGCCATTTCCGTAATAAGTCCCGTTCGTGAACTTGCCAGTGAATTGATTGGCCGCATTGGTCATGTTCACCGCAACGCTGTTGCCGAGGTTGTTCGTGGCCGTGTTGACATAGTTCGTCGTGGCCAACCCGTTAGTTGACGGAATAACCAGATTGTTTGTCGCCGCTTTAATCGCAGCCGTTATATTCGTTGAGGTAAAAGTCCCATACACCGTCAGGTTCGTGCCAAAACCGTTCGATGTCGCAATTCCACTACCAGCCACCAGCCCGATAATGTTCGTAGATTGGAGGTTGGTCAGACCAAAACCATTGCCGTAGTAACCGCTATTGGTGAATGTGCCAATAAACGTGCCGGTAAAAGTTCCCGCATTTGTAAGAATTCCGAAGATACTATAAACTCCAGTGCCACTACCAGAACCACTGCCACCGCCGCTCCCTCCATTCGCAAGAACAAAAGGAATTCCGACATAGTTCCAGAAATCCCCGACTCTAGCCGGAGACATATAAACATCTTGTGTAACTAAATTCGTCGCTTGGCTTGTCGTAGCAGGAGCAGGAACAACACCTCCCGCGCTGCCTTTAATTGAAAAAATGTTTGAGGCGGTGACTAAAACCCCATTGGTAGCACTTTTAATTTTAGAATCAAAATTTGTCGAGGTCAATGTCCCATAAATGGTGAGATTAGTTCCAACCCCGTTATTTTTAGCTATGGAATTTGAGGCGATTGTTCCACCGCCATTTGAAAGCACAAACGGTATCACAACATCATACCAGAAGTCCCCCACTCTGGCTGGAGACATATAACTGTCTTGCGCCACCAAGTTCGTTGCTTGACTTGTCGTGGCAGGCGCGGGAATGGGCTGTGCCATTCCGCTAATCGCCAGAAACAGCAAGCCCAATAATGTTATTGATGTTTTACCCATGAATAACGGGCTTGAAGTTTGAAGGCATTAGTCAACTGAATTGCAGTAAAGGTTGTTGGTGAACCATTCGTGTCAGCAAATGATATGCTATTATCCCCTGTATAAATTACCGACCAAGTAATTCCTCCATCCGCAGACGATTGAGAAAATGGCGGGCAACCGGCATAGGATTGACCCGCAACATACTTCGTCGAAATCGCGTTGTTTGATAACATCAATAACCCATAAGGATTATTTTCTGTTGCAACCAGAGACAGTCCTTCGCCTATCAGGGAATTAGTGGTTGTTGGAAGAACCACTGTAAAATTTGTCCTGAAATTAGGAAGGGCAAAGTTCGTTACCCAAACGGATGCGGTCAAATTCGTGGAAGTTAATGTCCCATAGATTGTCGTGTTTGTCCCACTGCCATTGATATTCCCGATTGCGTTGGTTGCCGTCGCCGTTGTGCCGGATAACCCGCTACCATTGCCAGAAAATATACCAGTGAATTGATTGGCGGAGTTGGTCATCAATGTTGGAACTGTATTGCCAAGATTGTTTGTTGCCGCCAGCGTTGCCGCGTTAATGACAGCAGTTAAATTTGTAGAGGTCAAAGTGCCATACACGGTCAAGTTTGTTCCGACTCCACCATTGTTGATGATGATATTTGTAGCCGATGCTGTTACAGTTATATTCGTCAAATGACTTCCGTCACCAGAATAAACTCCATTTGTGATTATGGCCGTGTTGATGACAATGGGATAGTTCGTAACTAGGGCATAGTAAGTGTAAGCCGTGGTCGTCAGCGGTGTTCCACCGAGAATCCAATTGGATGAGACAAGAGAATAAATGTTCGTCAGCGATGCTGTTGCGGTGAACATTCCGGCATTATTCGTTAAAGAATAAGACCCATTCACCGACGAAACATAAGACCCATTGAAGGCGTTTGTGTAAGGCGAATAGAAATAAGAACCTGCCAAAGCCCCACCAGCTAAAATTGTGTTCGTGTTATTCAGAATGTTCGTGATATAAACCAGCGTAGAACCGCCTACCGTAAGCTGTGACAAAGCAAGTTGGTTCGCCGCGTTGGTCATGTTAAATGGAATTGTGTTACCTAGATTGTTTGTGGTCGCAACGGCAAAGTTGGTCGTGGCAAAAGCATTTGTAAGCGCAGGCAAAGCATTGGTTCGGATGAATTGATTCGTTGAAGCAAAGGCCATCGTCGGTAACCCATTGGTCGCAGCCAAAGCCGCCGCCGTCCCTGCCCCAGCCAAGTCAAAGAAGTTCGTGTTTTGAAATGCGGCCAAACCACTTGCTGTTCCAATCGCATTGGTCGCAGTCAGAATCATTGCATTGACTTTGTTCGTGAAAGCATTTGTCGCCGTCAAAATGGCCGCGTTCATCGTCCCGACAAAATTGTTCGTGGCATTATAGGCAACATTCCCTGCGATAGAGCCAGCCGAATTTGTGGCGTTGACATAAACCAGATTGCTTACCGAGGTCGTGTAATTTGTGCTGGCCGCGCCTTGAGCAAGTGAATTTGTGTTCGCGTAATTTGTAACAGTTCCAAATAGCGCATTGGAAGAAGAATTGACCGCCGCATTGACTATGTTTGTGGCCGTCACCGCTGTTATTCCATTCGTAGTGGTAACAATCAAAGATTGGAGATAATTGCTGGCCGAATTTAGAACGGCTGGATTAACGTAATTGGACGGATTAGATGTCAGTGGATAAAACGAATTTGAAGCTGTTGTTAGCGCGGATAAAGCCGCCGCCGTTCCAGCACCCGAAAGGTCAAAGAAGTTGGTATTTTGAAATGCTGCCAAACCGCTTGATTTCCCAATTGCATTGGTCGCCGCTAAAGCTAATCCATTCGTGTCGTAAAGACCGCTCCATTTATACCCATTCGTTACAGATTGTGCCGACCCCAAAGCATCAAATGAATTTGTGGCTGTCGCTAAAACTCCGCTGCTCGCCACTAACACAATCGGATTGACTATGTTTGAGACCCCAATGGCCGTGATCCCGTTTGACGACTGAATGACGGTTGAAGCAATCGCAGCTATCGTGTTTGTCCCAGCCGTTGTTAGTTCTAAATCTACTGTGGCACTTGGCAAGTTGCTGCCAGCAACAATGCCTGTGTATTTCAAATACGGAACAGTGAACACGCCGCCTTGAACAAATTGCCCGCCAGTTCCTAAATAATTCGTCTGTGAAGCAATCGGATTGCCGGTTGTGCCATACGGAAAAACATTGGTCACAACCGTGTTTCTGGTCAGTCCGGCGAACGTCACCCGATATGAGCCGGGCAACATATTTGAAATCGTGATGGAATTGTTCGTCGCAAAGTAAAACGAGTTTGTTTGCGCGTAGGGCGAAGTCAAAGAATAGGTATGCGAATCGCCAGTGACTAGGTTTGTGCCATTCACCGTGAAGGCCAAAAGCGGGTCAATTTCAATCTGCTTGATAATGGTGTTCCCGGCAAAGTCCGTTATGTTCCATGTCGGGCTGAAATTCGTTGATTGCGCCGCCGCGCAAATAGGCAATAAAAACAATGCGATTGCAGCGAAAATGGCGCGATGAAATTTAAGAGTGTTCATCTTCATTTAGTGGCGATTGTCAAATTCTTTCAAGTCTTTGGTGCTTCTGCTGGCGCAATAAAAAGCGGTTCATTGGCTTCAATCAATTTGAAAGTTTCTGCAAGTGGCACGAACACACTCGCTCCAGTTGACGACTCGTAATAACTGCCGCCTTTGGCATGGCGCACCCGCCGCCAGAATCCTTCTTGGGCTTGTGTATTCACAATGCCGCCGCTTGGAACAACAGCGGGACTTGCCGCCGCAACTACTTTACCAGCAATGACAGGAGTAGCGACTGCTGAATCCGCAACCGTTGCCGTTAGGTTTGTAAGTGTTTTCATAATCAGGGTCTAAAAAGTGTGCCACAAGCTGAAATGCAAATAAAATTATTATCTGCTGACGGGTCAGAAGTGAAGCAAATGGTTGTAGCCATAAAAAGCATATAATTGTAAAGATAGGAGCTAGTGCCGCCGTAGGGTGTGCCTGTAAATTGAAGTGCGTGATATGAAATTGTGTCTTTGCCGGTAATTGTGTTGCAAATCCTGACAACATCCCCCGGATAAAACACCATGTCTTGAATACTGTCGTCTATATTCCAATCTCCACGATAACATAGTGCGCCGGGAATTGAACCATAAGAATCTATGTCCCCACCAAACATTCCCGGAGACCAACGATTGATTATATTGGCGGAAACTATTTGTTCTACCAATAAATTGTAAGGGTCTCTTGAGCCTATATAACTTGCTCCTTTTGAGCCAACAATTCCGATTGGAATAACAAATGGCGAATTGGCCGGGAATGGTGTAAATTGATGTGCGCCAACAATATCTCCCATATTGGCTGGAATAGAAAATCTTTTTCCTTTAATACTTACAGATACAAATTCATATTCAGAGGCATCCGGTATAATTTCAATCCAGATGGAAAACAGAATGTTCCCGACATAATCCACATCATCATTGGAATTATATGTTCCAGTAATGTTTGGTATAATTAACACACATCCACCGCCATCTGTTAAATCATCGTATTGCAAGTATGGATATCCGCCCGTGAATGGAAATGCGCTGTCGGTATAATCGGGATAGCAAGTTCTTAAAGCTCCATTTTCCATACCGCCCCAATAATACTGCGGGAAAATTATGCTGTAATATGGCCTTACTTCTACTTCACCGCCCCTGACCCGCCAAAATCGCCATGCGTCAGTAGTCGGGTTTATCGTCGGCGGACTAGCAGTAAAATTAGTTGGATTGGTCGAATCAATTTTCGCTCGAATTGCATTTCCATCTTCATCAAATGTATAAGCATTGTTAAATCCATCGGCAGGTAATTTTTTCGGTTGATAAATCCTAAACGGAAACATCCCCGGAACTTGAGTGAATGGCGGCGTAGTTTGTTTTAGAATATCCAAAATCCTGCCATTGCTGGTTTCCTTTACACGATAACCAACGCCGGGAAGAATTTCAGTTTGTCTGCAAGCCGATAACAGCTTCCGAAACCAGTTGGCTTCGTTCCCCATTCCGCTTGGTGGTGCTGGCCAGTTTATCATAGCAAAGTCCCATACATATCTGTTGACCAAAGACCCCATTCCCAAGTCTGAACAATCTGCCACTTGAAACCAGAGATTTGTTTGACTTCCGGGCCGTTGGTGAACCAGCCATAAACAAGATTGAACGATGAAATGTAAGATGGAATTGAACTGGCAATAGGAAATCCAAACAAGATATTCCCCGGAACGGAAAAGACAGATTTTAGCGTGGTTGAACTGTAAATCCTTCCAGTGTTGGAGAATGATGCTGGAAAAACATATTGTGAATTGACCGTCTGTGTAAAATGTAATTCGGGGACAAATAAATTGTAGCTCGTTACATCATTTACATAAAGACTTAACAATTCAAGTGCCGCAGTTTGAGTGCCAGAGTCCGGCCAAGCTAAAGCTGTTCCACTCGGATTGCCGCCATTGATATTGTAAGTGGAAATGTTTTGGATGACATTTTTAGCATAGGCGATATTTGATAAATCAACATTCGCCGCCAATGGATTCTTCCAGTCAAAAATTGACACCTCGGCCTTCTTTGAAATCATTTCCCAAAGTGGAACGAACTCGGTTGCAGGAGAACCAGAACCACCGGAAAAATCCCACGGATAGACACTTTCAACCCTGACTTTGCCGTAACTCTGTTTAACACTTACCCTTGCTCCACTTAAATAAGCTGCATTGGCAATAGCCAATATGCGATTGATGCCAGAGGTTGAAGCGACATCCTCGTAAGGAATTGTAGCCGTCCAACCCCGCTCTGTGTAATCTAATGACGGCGGTTGTAATTGTGAAACCGGCGTCGGACTTCCTGTTAAAACTGCTGTTGACATAAATTATGATGTTGGGAAAATGCTCGGCGCGTCCTGTGTGCAAGTCGGCCACGCCTTTAATAATTCAGCCGTTAATTGGTCAAGGGTTTTTGCCGCCGCCGCTGTGCTGGTCTTTATAGAAGCCGTATTTGAAGCCGTCGCAGCCGCGTGTTGCGCGGTTTGTTGCTGCAAACTTCCGATGGTATCCCGCGATGCACCGAGAAAATTACCAACTTTAATCAAAGCGTTTGAATCGCCTTTCAATGCGCGTTCTTTCTTGGCTTTTTCTGCTGGTGGTTCGTCTGTTACGGCTGGCGGTTTGGGGTTGTTTAGCCCATCTGCTATTTCTTTAATCATTGCATCAAACTTGGTAAGCAAGTCACCGCCTTGTTTTCTTTGTATTTGAGCCACGACATCTGCCGCATTATTGAATGAAGTTGTGATTGGGGTAATCCACCATTTCCATCCCTCTGCACTCTGCGCTCCGACGAATTGTGATGTTTGTGCCCAGCGAGACGTCAGTGCGATAAGTCCCCTACCAAACGCAACAAGGGCGGGCGCAAGTGATGTAATAATAATCTGGCTCAGCAATGTCATCTCATCTTTGAACGTCTTTAGCGCAACCGCTGTCGTGGTATCCATTATTGCGCCCATAGATTTCATCTTCGCGCCCAAGCTGGTAAAATCAGTCTGTAATGTGCCGAATAATTCCATCCCATTCCGTCCAAAAATCTGCTTCAAATCATTCGCAATGTCCGCCGCGTTGCTGCCTCGCGCAGTGGTTGAAATTTGTCCCATGAACGATGTTGCCGCAGTCTGCGAAGCCAATGCCGCCGGAGTAATACCAAGCCGCGACATCGCAGCCATTTGTTCAGCCCAGCCTTTGCCTTTGTTCAAAATGTTCTCGCGCACGGCATTGAACCGCTCCAAAGCAAGCGTCATCTGGTCGAATGACTTGCCGTTTATCTCCGCTGCTCGGCGCATGATTTGAAGCTGGTCTGTCGTCATTGACATTTTACGAGCCGAATTAACAAGTTCGTCCGCCGTGTCAATGGTCTTTCGGATTGCAGCTTGAATAGCATAAATACCCACCGCGCCGACGACAAAATTCTTTATCCCAGATGCAACCGATGAGCCTACACGCTGCATCCCGCGCTCAAATCCAGAACCGTCCAGACTAATCGTGGCGGCTAAATTCAGGCCGGGCATAACGCCTCCTTCGGTTTCTGGCTTTCGGCCATTTTTTCAAAAGCCTTCATGTTGGCCTCGCCTTCATCCACCATCTCCTGATAAAGTTCATGCGGCATGAGCCTGACATGGCCTTCATTTTCCATGTGCTTGAAATAATCTGCCAAAGCCTTTGTCAGTGGCTCTTCTTCAATCTCGTTTTTTGTCCAACCAAGTTGACCGCGCAGCACAACCTCGACATTGTTTGACCAATGTGTGTTTGTATAATCCGGAGGATTTTCAGATTGAACTGCAAGCGGAACCCACGGAAGCTTTGACCCTTCCTGAATGTAACGATTGAATAGGGCTATTTTCTCGAAGATGTTGAAGCCTTTTTCCTTGTTGATTTGCTTGCGGAGTTTTTTGCCCCACTTACTCAATTCATTTTCAAGCAATGATTCGGCAAGAAATCGTTTGAATTCTGAACACGGCATCCCGCAAATAGCTATCCCGGAAAACAAATCCTCGATTGTCGCGCTACATTCTTCCTCTGCAACAAAAGCCACCCCAGCCCATTTCATCAGCCGATAACGGCCAAGCGACAGCGGCAAAAGTTTAACGCCAAGTATGGTGAATTGAGGCGGGAAAGCCGCCGTGAACTCGCTGGCCGCGTTCGTGTCCCGCGCCGCGCTGGTTGGCGTGGGCGTTTCCATGTCACGGTTACGCCGGTTGAACAGCGGTGATTCCGGAGCGTTTCTCCATCGGCAATGTAACTTCCGCCGACTTCGTTATGTCCCCGGCAATTTTAGCAGACCCCACGACTTCCCAATTTGTCGCCACAAGGTCTGGATGTGAAGCACAATGTGTAATACTAATTATAGTTCCGGGAGTTAGTGAGGCAAGCGTCGTTGCGGCAATGGCGGCTGCGCGACCCGCCGCACTAATGAATAGACGTAAATTTGCTTTTTGGTGCAGGTCATACCAATTTCGGGCAACAATATCACCTTGTAACGCCCGAATATCTTCCTTGTCCGCGCCAGTTTCGTAATCGGCAGATTGGAGCAGCCAGCCCTTTAAGATTGCGCCGCTGTCGGTGATGCCGTAATCGCTTGAAGTTGATTGAAAGCCGAAATTAACGGCGATTCCGTTTGGGACAAGTGTTTGACTCATAAATTTTTATTCGTGTATTGTTTCGCCAATAACCGTTATTTGCGACAGGCTGCGCCCATTTTCCCGGTCAAGTTCGCCCGTGATAACCACCAATGCCGCGTTGAACTTGTCCGGTAACATCGCTATTTCGCCAGTTGCAAATGTTTTCACCGATTCAATCAAGGTCTGGTCTGCCGCGATTTTCTTCGTCTTATCCGCCGGGTCGGGCAAGTCAGGCCCCGCCTTTTTGCCCTTCAATTCAGCCAATGAACCATTTTTCAAAACGTGCAAACTGAATGAAAATGCGCTGACGGCCATATCTCTACCAAGTGGCGTTTGTCAACAATCACGCCGACAACGCACTTGAACAGCAATACAGCTTGAATTTGAAGCCAGTCAGCCAGTATTCAGCAGTTCGTTCGCGGATATGCTGTCGGTCAATCAACCCAAACACGGTAAAATCGCTCGCATTGGCCTCTAGTGAGGCCGGAAGGGTCGCTGCCATGATAAGAGGCTCAAGAATGGTTGCGGCGGCTTGGTGAGCCGTTAATTGGTCTGTATCACCCGTTGCATCAATGCTGACCGGAGTTTTTAGTTCAATCGTTACATCAGCCCAAAAGTTGCCGGAACAAGAAGGGTATTCTGTGAAATCTCCGCTCGTATAACAGATGATGGATTGGCCTGTCTTTTCGGTTTCAGCTTCACCGGCAAAGATTCTGTATGTGGTCGCATCCGGCGCGGTCAATAATGAGTCCGGCCAAGTAGTGAACGAGGCAAGATATGCGGCGCACGTGGATTCAATTTTTTCGGCAAGCTCTGGCATCTCATCTAGTGGCAATTGTCAATTGTTCTTTATGCGAAGTTGGTTAGCCCCTTCACGCATTTTGTCCTCGATGTATTGAAGCATCGAAGCCGTTTCAACATCCACCGCCTTTTGCAAAGCGGGCAGGCCATATTTGCCAAGCGGGTCGGGAGTCGTGGTGACTTTGGCAACAGCCTCATTGACAATCGTTGCTGCTGAAATGCTGCCAGATGAAGATGATATAGAAGCTCTACCTTTTGGATTTTCAATCTTCCTTGCTTCTGGGTCTGGGCTTCCAACATTCTGTCCAGCAAATCTTCCCCTATCGGCAAGTGGCGCAAGTTTCTTTATGGCCGGAATCCAACCGGAAGCCAAATATGCCCGCGCCCGTTCACCCATCATTTCCAATCTGCGAACGGCAGCCTTCATGTCCGCACCATAAAGTCCCTTCATGCCGCGCTTGCCGCGCCGCCAATTTACCAGCAAAGCTCCAATGGGAACACCAACCGTATTAAAAACACCGCCAGCAGTTGAAGTGCTTTTTAGCATGACCCTCTTTGTCCTGCCGCTTTTTGTCCTCTGGAAATCTTCAATCGTCATTGACAAGGCTTTGGCAACCGAACCTTTTGGCGGACGATAAGTTTCATGGCAAGCAACAATAGCTATTCGATAGGCCTTCGTCGCGATTATGCGCGGGAACTCTCGCTTATTGTAGAGGACATATTTATTCAGCGTGTCCTGAAATTCTTGCAGGTTTAGAACCTTGAATGAAACTGCGTCTGGCATTATATCTTTTCCGCAGGATTTTCACAAGTCAGCACAATAAATGAACCGTCCGATGAAGCCTTCACGGAAACTATTTTCAGCGCAAGCCCGTTCTGGTCTATGATTGTCTGGCGCGATACCGGCAATGTCCCGCCAAAAAGCAAAGTCCTAATGCAAAACGCAGAATGGTTGCTTAAACTGAATCCGCCTTCGGCCATGAGCCGCAAACTCTCGGATGAATGTGGGATTGTAACGTAGGAGTTCGAGTTCCACACTATCGCCATGTTGCCTAACCCGCGATTGCCTTCGAGGTCTTTCAGCCCCCTCACCACTTCGTGTGATAATCGGTTCATTCACTGGCCAAGATAATGTATTGCGTTGGTTGTGTAAGTCAAATAAGTATTAGTGACGTAACCCAGCGCATTGGTTTGTTCAACCAAAGCAACAGCGACAAGATTATTTGTCATCAATGAATATCCTTGCACGTTGGTCGAAGTGATTGCCGTGGTAGCTAATGTTGCTAAATCCGCATTGGTCGCGTGAGTCGCTTGCGATGCTACGCCTGTTAGTTTCCCAACAAAATTTGTTCCTGTAAATTGGTCGCCATAAAATTCATTTGCTCTATTGGTTAAATTCAAAGCCGCTCCACTGATAACACTGTTGGTCTTTGAATTAAGCTGCGCCTGAATGTCGCTGGTCACTGTGCTTAAATATCCGAATGTCAGGCTCGGATTATTTGTCCAAGTTTTGTCCTCATTGTAAATTCTTACGCTGGGATCAATGCTGATACTCGCGCCGTTCCTGTAGGTGTCAGTGGTCGCGTTATGATCGGCAGCAAAAGCAATCGCCGGAATCAATGCCGCCAGAATTAAAAGAAGTTTTTTCATTAGTTGCCTCCAAGATATTCAACCACCGTGTTGCAATTTGTCCCAGTCAAACCAGAAACTTGCGCCTGTAAATAGCTCCATCTTTGTTCGGTTAAAACAACCGAATTAGTGGAGATTGCCGTGTTCGTGGTCAAATTCAACGTCACATAATTCGTCGCATCCAAGCTGCCCATTAACGTTACAATGTTTGTTCGCGTGGTAGCATTGACGATAACGAAGGTATGGTTTTTAACACCCTCAACATATATTGCCGTGCCGGTCTGGTTGGTCGTTGCCGTCAAAAGTGTCGCATTGATGGTGTTAAGCGCAAACGCTGGCGGAAATTGGCTCGCCATAGCCGTTGTCGCCGCCAGAAAAAGTCCGCAAATAAATTTCTTCATAATCTTTTAATCAAAAAGGCCAGCCAGTTTTGCCGGCTGGCCTCGAAACATGAACCACCAAAATTAGAGCAACACGCTGAATGTCACCGTTGCCGCGCTGCAATTGTCGGTCGTGGCAATCATCGTCCAATAGATATACCGCAGAGTTCCCGGTGGGAGCTTGTAGCGGAATACCACAGCCACAGAACCCGTCCCGCCAACACCCGGCACGTCGCACTCAATGAGCGGACTTGTAACCGCGCCCGCGCCAGTCGTCGCGCTGGAAAACAATTGGATTTGCAGGTTGTTCGCGGTTGTGTGCAGCGCAATCGCCGGAACAGAAATCTCAATGGTGATTTCTTCCGGGTTGAACGGCCCCGAACCGAGGTCAATGTAACTGGTCGCGTTGGTCGTGTTATTCGGACACGCATGAGTCGTGCTTAACGTGTAATCCCGAATCAGTCTTGACGTTTGAACTTGAGTTGACATAAATTTTTATTCGTTGTTTGGTTTGTTAGAATCAATAAGGCGTTCCAGCCGCAGTCGCAGCTTCAGCCGATGTAATGCTATCCGTTACATAGAGAGGAATCCCGTTGGATTCAACCGGCATGGACGGGAATTGCAACGCCGTTGCCGCCGTGATTGCGCTCTGCTGTCCGCTGGAAGGAGCGGTATAAACTGGCGCACGGGATGTTTGCAGCGCATAACGCTGTGCGCGGTTACAGAACAAATGAGTCGGCACAGTCCCAACGGGGAATTGAGCCAAAGCCTTCGCCACCAAACCGTCAGTCAGTGAAAAGACACTGGCTGTTCCCGGAGGAGCGAGGTTTTTGATTCGGCAAACTGACTTCGTGTAGTTGAAACTCAACCCGACGTAACCCGATAGGTTATTCAGAAACGCCCGATATTGGCTGTTCGTGCCGGTGATATACTGCGGAACCCATTGCTTGAGCATCAAGCCTTGATTATTGCCGTAAATGAATTCGCAGCAATCCGGCTGATTAACCACCAACCACGCGCTTGAAGTCGTCGAGGCCAAGCTTCCAACCGCATTGGCGGCAACTTCCATGTTGGTATAATCATACAGATAAACCAACCCGGCAAAACCCGCGTCAGTCAATGAAGGATTGCCATAATAAAATTGATTGCCAAGCGTGATGAGTTTTTGTTTGGCCACGCCGAGTGCTTCATTTCCCAAAACCCAGTCTGCGCCAAATTCAGAAGCATCCAGTACCGCTTCATCAACACGCATCTGCGCGTCGAGGAAGAATGTCTGGTTAATACGTTGATCCCAACGGCTCGCCACAACAGCCGCGCCGGTATTGACTTCGCGGAAAGCGGGGCCGCCCGGCAGTGCGCTTCGCACAAGGGCTTTGTAGGTCGTGCCTTTGATGGGACGGCCAGAAATAACATTTACTTCCGGCGCAAAGGTTCGGACTTCCTCAACGATACCAACCGCTTGGTCAGTCCCGTTCATTTTCGTCATGTCCAGCAACGTTAAAAAGGTGTCAGCCATAAATTTTCAGTGTTTGATTGTTGTGTGTTTGAAATTATTGTCGTTTTGCAACGTATCCCGCTTTTTCCAAGTCAGCTTTCGCGGCTGCACGGACTCGCGCCATGCCAGTCAAGGCTTGTGGGGTCGCAGCAGTTGCCGGAACAACCGGTTGCGCCGGTGCGCCGATTGCTGCCGTCGCCTGTGCCAATTTTGCAGCCACTGTCGCGTCAACTTTTGATTCCGCAGCCGCAACTTTTCCTGTCAAGTCAGTATTCATAGATTCGAGAGTTTTGATTTTGGTTTCCAAAGTGCCAATGGTCTGTTTCGCCGTTACTAAATCGGCGGAAAGTTGTGTGTGTTCAGTTTGCTTGGCGATGGCTTTGGATTTGGCTTCCTCATTCACTTCGCCTGTGCCATCGCAGGCTTCACATTCAACCAATCCTTCACCTTTACATTCAGGACAAGCCTTCGCGCCCTTCACTTTGGGGCCGGAATTGGCTTCAATGGTCTTGGTAAGTTCGAGATTTTCGGCTTCAAGCTCGCTTATGCGAGCGTTGGCTACACCAATGCGAAAGATTTTGAGTGCCATATCTAACCTTTGGCAGTTGTCAACTAAACGGAAAAACCAGCCCTGAAAGATTCTTGAAAATAGGTGTTGACGGAAATCTGGCTTTGCGCCATATTGGGCGCGTGAAGTTCGTCAAAACCAGATTGACCCGTATTTCGCCTAGCTCATTGGCGGCTAAAAGAATTGGCGGCTGTATTTGAAGCAATCAAAAAAGTGCGGAAATAGACATGGCTGGCCAGGCCAGGCGCGGCGCGGCACGGCGAGGCATGGAGAGGCGCGGTAATGCAGGCTTGGCGCGGCATGGCATGGCGAGGCGCGGCGAGGCATGGAGAGGCGCGGCAATGCAGGAACGGCAAGGAATGGCCTTGCGCGGCGCGGCGTGGCCGGGAGAGGCGTGGTCTGGTCATGCAGGCATGGCGAGTCCAAGTAAGGCCGAGACGGGAGAAGCACTACGGGGAGAAGTCTGGAGTAGTAATGCAGGCCGGGCGAGGAACGGTATGGCGTGGCGAGGCCCGGCACGGCGGGGCACGGCAGGCATGGAATAACCACCGACCAGCCGGATTTATTTCTGGCTGGTCAGTTTTTTAGACCCATCTCAATCACTTCCTCAAGGTCATCCACGATTCCATCAACGAGTCCAATTTCCGCCGCTTCTTCGCCATCGAAAATCTGGCCTTGCATGTGTTCATCGGCAATTTCACGGTTCAAATTCACGGCGGATTTGAAGTCGGCATGAATCTTATCTACATCCTTTTGCAGTAATGCCTTTTCCTCGTCCGTCAACGGCTTCCAATACGCACCCATGAGTTTGTATTTGCCCGCGCTAATGGCCTGCATATTCTCGCCTTCCATCGCCATCTGCCGGGAAATGTCCATGTAAGCGCACCAAACCCCGATTGACCCGACACTGGCCGATTCCGTGGAATAAAAATAATCACAAGCTGTCGCCAGCCAGAGTGCGCCGGAGCAACATTCCGAATCCGTGAACGCAATCGTTTCCTTGTCTTGAATTGAAGCAATTTTTGCGGCCAGTTCCGGTATGCCAGTTACCGCACCGCCCGGACTTCTAAAATCAAAAACAATCCGTTCAATGTTTTCATCGGCCAAAGCAATGTCGAGGTCGTCTTTTACGGTGTCCAAATCGCATCCGCCGCTCATCATGTCCATCTGTTCAAGATGTTTTCCTAAAACTCCATGAACAGGAATAATCGCCGTGTTGCTGGTTTCCTGATATTCCTCGTCCTCGTCCGGTTCATCCTGCTCAATCTGCGGCATCATGCCGCCGGCCATATGCGATTCCAATACCCGGCAAATGGCGAAATACTTTGCTTGCGTTATCAGCAACGGCTCATAAAGCAACTTGCTCAATATGTTCGGAAAAGATTTCATGGCTTGTTTTGGTCGAGTCCTTTTGAGTCCTCTTGCGGTTGAGTTCCTTCCATCTCCTGTTCGCGCCGTGTGAATGTTGCCTGACCAATCAGCGAAAGCTGCGAGCAGGCTTCCTGTATCGAAACACCAAATTCATCAGCTATCTTTTGTGCGCGTGTGAACAAATCCCTGACCTCAACCTCGCGCTGTTCGCGTTTTAACATCCAGTCCCCGTTCCTGCGCGTTTCAATATCGGCCAATGTTGACCAACCAAGCTCATATTCCATCTGGTCGGTCTGCGCGTCATAACGCCTATCCGCTGTCGGGTCTGGCGGCCCTTGATAAGTCCACCGATACCAGTCATTGTCCATCGGCAGAGAACCATCACGCAAAGCTCCTTTAGCTAATCCGTAAGTGTCCACTCGCAACGTTGTTTTTGCCAACATCCGGCGGCGTTTCTTCAACACGCGGCAAATCTTGTCCACAATGACGCGCATAGGCGCACCGCCAACGTGTTTCGGGTCGAGCGAGAAAAACGAGTCCCATTCCGTGCCCCTAAACGCATCACGAACAACCGTGTCCATGAAGTTTTGGGAATTTTGCGCTGGCCGATTCCAGTCAAACGCAGTCAGTTTTGAGCCGGTCTGCGATTTGAAAATTGTATAAGCCCCGCCATTGACCTGTGTGGTGGCTGGAGTTTTTATCGTGTTGTCTGGATTTCTAAATGGAGAAGTCACCAACGATTTTGCCGGGTCTAAATCGCCAGTTTCATTTTCTTCAACGATTGTCCGGGTTGAAAACGCCTTTTGTGCCAGCTTTTCAAAGTCCTTGAACTCCTTCAAATCCTGCCAGTCGAATACGCTGGTCGCCAAAAGCGATATACCGCGAAGTTGGCCGGGGAACACTGGCATAAATGTTGGAAAGATATTCCGCGCTCCAATGTCCATGTATTTTGCCGACACAACCGGGTCGTCATAAACACGATAGGCAATGGGTTTGGTTTGGCCATCCACAATCACGCCATCAATAATCGGCGCGAGCCATTCAATCGGAGTCGAATAACTCCACGGCAGATTTCCATCCACCAAAATGTTGTCAATGAAAAGCTGGTTGCCATCGTATTTAACTCTTGCCGAGCCGCCTGTCTGATACCGGCTGCCGACACGATGCGACGGGATGATTTGAATTCGTGGATTGCCGCTTGCGTCTTGCGTCAGCAACGTGAAAACATCACCGTCAACTATCGCCGCCACAATTAAAAGCTCCACATAGGTTTCGTAATCGTAAGGCCATCCTGCTAAATCAAAAACCTTGTGCCAATCGTGAAGCCATAGATGCGCTTTCTCACCCCATGCTTTATCCCTACCAGCATAACGCGGCGTAAAAGGATTGGCCGCAAGATTTGCCTGTTCCAAAATCGAAGCCTGTAAAGCTGGAATTCTCCAAAACATTGTCCGCGCTAAACTCAAAAGTGTCCGGCGACCTATGACGCTGACTGTGCGGTGAATGTCATAATCCACCAGAGTCACCGTTTTGCGTTCATCCGTTTGAACCGCAGCCTGAATCAGCGTGTTGTTGAATCCGTAGGTGTTGCCGGTATCAACCTGCCTAAACGGAAGCTGGCCTGCATTCAAATTCCGGCCAACGATTTCTTTTGATGTTGGAAGTTTTTTACTCATGCCGAGTATTTGTCTGAAATGTTTTGGAATGGCGCAAATACCACGCGAGCTTCCTGAATCGGATAACAGGAATCTGGCGGATATTTCTCCGGGTCTTGAAGGCTAGCCGCAGCTAAAAGCAATCGCAGCCGAGATTCGATTGATTTTTCAATGCGCTCGGCCTTGTGAACATCGCCAGAGCTTGTTGACTGGATGTTTTTCCCGGCTGCTAAATCGTCTTGGGCGACAGAAATTTGGATTTCTAGCCACACAAGGTCTTTTCCAATAAAAGGATTAAATGCCATGTTGTCATAAAGTGGCATTTGTCAAACGAAAGAATTTAGTTGACAACTGGCGCGGGGTGGGGTCATTCGGCGGTTGCCTTTTCCAAAAACTTATTGTCTGCCTTTTCGTCAGGTTTGCCAACGTAATGCCAATACAATCTGAATAGGGCAAAACAGCTTGTCTTTTTTGATTTTTGTTTAGGATAAATCACAGAGGCAAATCTCACGAAGGCATAACAAAGTTTTGTCGGGGCTTCGCTCCTTGCGCCACAAAAGGTATTAAAATCTTCTCGCCAGTTGTGACAGCTTTCGCAGAGACATTCGAGCAATTCATCCGGCGCATCCCACGGTTCGCCTTTGTAAGCCAGATGATGAACGTGCAAGGTGTCTTTGTCATTGTCGCAGACTTGGCACTTCCAGCCAGCACGTTCTAAAACTGCCAGCCGTTTCTTTTGCCAACGCGGGTCTTTGAGTTTGTCAGAGTAATCGCTCATTGTTTTTCCTCCACCCTTTCGGCAAGTGTTTTGCTCATTCGTGGACGATAGCCAGCGAGCTTCTTATTAGCGCGGTGACGCTCTACGCGCTGACGGGTTTGCTCGCGCTGCATTTCGCGGTTCATTGTCTCGCGGTGTTCCTTCGCATTGATGATCAGGAAGCCACCCGGAACGCGCTCAATTCGCCGTCCATCATTAGCGGGATTTTCAGACGACGGATCTGGACTGGTAAAGACTCGAACCGCTTCCTCGGCCTCGGCCAGACTCACCCTTGCCCGTAACGCAAGGTTCTCAACGGCTGAAAAATGGGCATAGCCGTCAATGTCCATTGCTGCAAGTAGTGTTATCCAAACAATCCGCGTCGGTGTCGGTTCAAGCCAGATTGATGAATCCAGAATTTTCGTGTATAGCTTATTAAACATAGGTGAATCAATGTAAATCAATCCCATGTAACTGTCAAGCGTTACTGTTCACTTGTAACGCATTTGTAACGCTATGCAGAGGCAGAGGCAGAGGCAGAGGCAGAGGCAGAGGGAAAAGAAGAAGAAGCTCCGCTGTGTCCGCTTCGCGTCCACGGGGAAGCTTTTAGTGAAAAAGGCAGGAACGCGTTACTTCACTTCAACCGCCTGTTCCTCTTTCCTACTCAATTTTTCAATAACAGGGTCAGAAATAAGGTCAGACAGAATAGCGAATAGCACCTGTTCATTCGCTAAATCTCTAGCGTGGTCGTTCTTCGATTCTTTCCAGAATGACTTTTTTTGGCCGGTTTTCTCGTCAAAATCTTCCACCATCCGCCGTGCCGACATTTGCGCCTGATATTCTTCCTCGGTGTCCTTGTTCTCGCCTTCAATCGGTTCTTCCCAGCGTTTTGAGTCAATCAATGTCTGCACAATTTGGTTCATCTGTGCCTTTGAATAAATCACCAATGGAGAATATCTTCGGCCTTCGCCTTTTGTCCCGATTTCAGGATCGCCCCAGCTTAATGGCGCGTAGCTCTTGCGGATTATTCTGCCGCCTTTGAGCCGGTGCGCGTATTCATATCCTCTGTCCCCCTTCATCGCCACCCATCCATTTCGACAGCACATCGCATAAACACCCCTGTCGCCTTTCGGTAAAAATCCAGAATCAATTCCGACGTGATTTGGTGTTATCTTATATTTTGTGGCAACGTCTTTTATGTCGCCTTCGCCGAAACACCGCCCGAACCCAAGCCGCCGTGATTTATTTTCGCTCCACGCCCTGACTGTCCACCAGTATAAATCCTCTTCCTGCCGGTCAAATGTTGCGAACCGCGATTTTTCCTCAATCCAATCCGAATTGATTTCGTATGGCACACGCGACAGGTGAAGTCCTGTCCGTAACAGGCTGGATTCGTCTTTGAAAATCGCTCGCCGTTTCTGGTAGAATTGCAATTTAGGTTTTATGTCCCCACGATGATAGGCATTGGCAGCATCCAGCCAAAGTTCTACAAGGTCAGCCCACGGAAAGTCTATCACACATTCAAAATGAAATGATACGCGCCGCTTATTATCCTCCCCAATCAACTTATATCGGCCAGTCCTGTTCCACTCGGATTTTGTTTTCGGACAATCCAATAATGGCTTGCCACAATGCGGACATTCAAAGCGAACCGTGGCGCAGCACTTTCCTAAATCCCAATCGCCATTCTGTTTCTTGAAATGTTCCCAAGTGATTCCCCAAAATGAACCATCCTCGCGCTGGCCGGAAAACACCGGCTCGAAATACTTCTGGCAATGTTCACACTGGACTTCCCATTCGTGCATCGTTCCGCGAGTATAAGCCCTATGCCATTCGCACTCGTCCAAAGTTCGGTGTTCGTAAGGCCCGGCTTGTGATATTCTCAAAATCTTCGACATCTCCATTTTGAGATAATCGCCTACGCGCCCTTCGGCCTCCACAATTCTACCAGCCGGATACATCCAACATTCGTCGAGTCGAAGATAACGAACACCCTTGCTTTGGAGATTGCTCAATGCGGGGCCGCCAGTGTAAATCGTCGCGCCGGTATTCAACCGTAATTCGCTCCACTCGTATTTGTAAGGAAGATGAATCGCAACCTGTGAACATCCTTTCAGTGTCTTTTCAATTCTGTCGAAGAAATAATTCTTGGCCTCCGGCTCGGTCTGGAACACGTTTAGATAGCCGCCGGGATTTCGAGCCATCGCCGAGCATAGATGAATGTCCCCAATTAAAGAACCGCCGGAGCGGAGCGGTTTCAGGATATTAACTTCCCTTGTCCGTTCATCGTCCAATGCGTCAAGTATCGGAATGAAATGGCGCGAGCTTGAAGAATCAAATATGCCCGTTCGGGTTACAGGGGGGAACAGTTCAACATTTCCATCAGAAGCCCATTCATGGGTTGGCCGGGTATCTTTTGGCTGTAGCGCATCGGCTATCTTTTGGCCTAGATTTCCCATTCCTTGAAAAACTTTTCCCAGAGTTTAATCAGTTCCCCAGCCAGCCTCGTCCCAAATATCCTGCTTTGAGGAACATCCATCCCAGCCACAGCAATCGGCATCTCATTCTCCAGCTTGGCGTAGAGCGTTTCCTTTATCTTTTGCAGCGTAGGCGACGATTGAGCAACCAGCTTTTCTACCCGAACCACCTGACCCTCTGTCTCGTCATTCGCCAGCTTCAATTTCCTGACCCGCTCGGCATCAAATTCCTTTTTCTTGTCGCTGTCCCGCTTCTCCTTGTCATCCAAGTATTGAACAAACCCGCGCACAGTCTTTTCCATGTCCCATTGACCCGCCGCCGGTATTGGGAAATACTTGCCGCTGTTGGCAATGACACGAAGCGATTGACCCGTCCGGTTCAACATCCGGCAGATTGTCGTTGTATCAACCAAAATTGGGACTGGTTCAACTGGTTTTGGCATGGATTTTAGATTAAGCCAATATATACCCGAAGGCGAAGCCAATATGGATGATAACACTGGATTCCAAATCTGAAGCCCCAAAAATTGAAAGCCCAAACACACCACGCCTCATAGTCGGCGTCATATTTCCATCTCGGTCTTACAATCTTCATTTTTTCTTTCCCCACCTAGATTCCACCGCCCCAACTTTCATACTGCGCCTGAAATGCACACCGAACTCGTCCTGAAATTCAACCGCCAGTTTTGACAACAGCGATTTCGTTACACCACATTCCTTCCCCAGCTTCGCGTAGCTTACGTTGCCCATCAAGTCCGGTCTCATGGCCGCCGTCAAAGCTGCAAACCGAAAAAATGCCGCCCGATTCTGCCTGCATCTGTCCGTCTGCGTTTTCCAGCACCACCTCAAAATCCTGTCAAATGCAACCGCCAAAGTCTTAACCTTATCCTCCGGCGCATCTTCCAATACCGCCACCAGCGGATTGCCCCTATCTATCGCATCGTAATCGAAATCTACGCTCCCAAATTTATAGACGGTCTCGCCATCGGCGATTTCTCCGCATGACCCGTGGCTTTTGTGCTCAACCATATCTTGGTATTAAATGAACAAAATCAGATTACAACATTTCTTGCCATGCTGTCAACAAGAAACTACAAGTGCTGATTTTGATATTTTCAGACAAGAAGAAGGCGAGTTTGGTCACCTGAACCCGT